AACGTGCCTTCCCGCACAAAGACTGCCACAAACAACCGAATGGTCATCAGGCTTGACTTGGACAGGCCGAAACGCTCGGGCGGGGTTGTGGTAAAATACGCCAACCAATAAGGCGGATCCGGCGTGATGTATTGCAGCGACGTGGCGTCCCAGACACCCGGCGCATTTTCACCCCATACAATCGGCGGGGCGGACGGTGTGGCGGCAAGGCGCGTGCGCAGGGCTGTTTTGATCTGCTTATGGTTCATCCGACCCGCGCCTTTGCTTTTACGATAGATGCCCGCACAATCGCGGGCCATTGATCGACGGCACCCTCGACAAAGTGCGCGCCGGGTCGCCCGCGATTGCCATTGTTGACTGGTCGCGCATATGGAACATCGTCATTACCCCAAGTAAATGTTGCTAGATCGCCACCTTTCATGTTGCCAGCGACCATGATGTAGGATTCTTTGCCTTCACCCGACGCACCGCCCGCGATTGACGATTGCAGGCTGTTGCGCAAATTTCCTGTGTCAACCGGCATGCGTCCGCCTTTGGCTTTGGTCTGTTGCGCCACGGCCACCACGGATTGCGTTGCATCTTTCATCACGGCGTCAATTCGCTTTTCGGTCTTTTTCGTCCACTGGTCCAGCGTGGCAAAAGTGTATTTTGTCATTATTCCAGCCTCGCGAAGAAGTCGATTTTTGGTGCCATATAGCATCGGCAATTCACGGTTTCACCTGCGGGCGCTCCTAGTGACGTGTCGCCAGGATACATCATTGAATATCCGCCAACCGTGAACGCCTCACCTTGCGGCACAACCTGACCATCCGCAGCCGCGTGTGTCTCGCGCGTGCGAGCGTCGCCCGTCGAATCCCAAGCCCGAACCACGTCCTTTGCCCGCACATCGTTGTTCGGGTTTTCGATCAACTGATCCAAAGCCTCTTGCCGCCCAGCGTTCAGCGCCTTGAGCGTTTCGGTGCGGGCAATGGTTTCGCCGCGCAACGCAAGCAGCCTGTCCGAGTAGCGCGCAGCCATCCGGTCAATGTCTGCCTGCGCCACAGGTCTGCCATCAGCAATGGCCCTGCGCACAATTCCGTCAAAGCGTTTGTCGCGCCGGGTGCGCGTGAAGTAATGAGACGCTGTGGATGGGTCTGCAAGTTCCTGCCGCAGCCCCGGAATGAGCCTCTGTGTTATAGGGTCAATCCTGCCGTTGACATAGCCCGCCTGCGTGCTGTGCAGCCCCACCAGACCGCCTTGCCGCGTGCCGTTTACCACGCGCCCGCCAATGTCCAGTGCGGTGCGTCGCGGCCCGGCGCCTGCCTCCAGCCCGGCCCGGATCGTCTGGGCAATCATCACGCGCGTGTCGTCGATTACTTCAGTCACCAGCCTTGAGCCCAGATCCCGCGCGATACGTTCGGCCCGCTCATTCCGCCCCCCGAACGACTGCACAACCCTGTTGGCAATTGGCGCGCGGCGGGTGGCATATTGAAACGCGCCCATCTGGTAATTGCCGCCAGCCGCCAGCGCCGCCGTGATTGCCGTATCTGTTTTGAACAAATCGGCCGCATCGAACCGCAATGCACGAAACGCAGCGTCAACATCACCGCGCGCAATGGCATCTTCAAGCGCCTTCATATCAACGCCAGCCCGCGCCTGACGCATTGCCGCGACAAACTCCGACCGGACGCCGGGCCATGTGTCATCCAGCAATTTTAAGAACGCTTTGCGAGTGTCGCGGGTTGTCATACATCCACCTCAACCTGCGTCGGCCCCATCGCGGCGAGCGTTGCCAGCGCGTCGTCACCGACGCAAGCGGTCAACTTGTCGGGCATGGCCGTCACAGGCGTCAGGCTAAACACCAGCGCCGCTTGTGCGCGATTGGCCCCTGCCATGTTGACGTGGTTGTCGGTGTCCCATGATGGGCGCTGTAGGCCGCTCTGTGCTGTTGTGGTGAATGTGTCGGACACGGGCAAGCTTGCGCAGGCGTAAAGGTTGCCCCCCGCGTCCTGCCAGTTCAGCCCACCATAGGTTTCTGCATCAGACGGACCGTAGCCCAACACCATGGCTAGTTGGTTTGCATCGTCCCGCAGCGCCTCGGGGCAGGCGATTGTCAGTCTCATTAGTAGCCTCCTGTAACTGTGACGGTCCAGCCGCGTGACCGTAGCGTGTCGATTGCTGCCTCACCAGTTGATGAAGGGGCCGATCCGCCCGACTGGTTAAATACCCGCGTTCCTGCCGCAATACCGGATGCCACGAGCGACACTAGGATGTTGTCGATGCTGGTTTGCGTCAGTGCGGTGCTTGTAAATGCGTTGGTAAAGTCACCACCCTTTATATTGTCGAAGGCATTAGCTGGGAAACTGGTGAGGCTTGAGCAGCCGTACCAAGCCAGGCTGAAATCAGTCCCTGCTGACGTGTCGATCAGAGGGAAGGATGTTAGGTTGTTGCAGCCCCGCCAAGTCTGGTTGAAATTAGTCCCCGAAGACGTGTCAATAAGGGAGAAACTGGTGAGGCTAGAGCAGTCACGCCAAGCAGCATAGAACTCAGTCCCCGATGAGGTATCAATCAGAGGGAAGCTCGTCAGGCTGGTGCAGTTATCCCAAGCCGCAGCGAAATCAGTCCCAGAAGACGTGACGATGAGTGGGAAGCTGGTGAGGCTAGAGCAGTCACGCCAAGCCGCAGTGAAATCAGTCCCTGCTGACGTGTCGATGAGCGGGAAGCTGGTAAGTTCCGACCATTCGCGCCAATAGCTGCTAAAATTAGTCACAGCCCCATAGCTGGCAGTCGCGCCATTCTCCACAAAGTAAGCCTCGGTCGCAGCAGCATCCCCCGCACTCAAAGCCCCGTCGCGGATCACCTGGCCTACGATTGCGTTGCCGGGAAAATACAGGCCGCCTCTGCCGCCAATGTCATAAGCGCCCGCTGGAATTGTCACACCGTAGGAAGCCGTCCCTTGATCCGTGCCGAGAACCATTGTGCCAGTAAAGCCGCCAACAGGCACTGTAACGGTCATTTTATCGTCAACCCCATCAATCGTGACCCGGTCGGGGGCTGTCTGATAGATCGGCCTAGCCGCCGCCGTGGGCTGCGTGGCGTGGTTGGCTCTGCCCGACTTGTCCAGCATCCGACCAACAGGTTGCCCCGCAGTAGTTACAGGCGTGGTGCCTGCGCTGTCTTGGAATAGCGTGGACAGGTCGGATGGACCGTACCATACGCCCTCTGTGCCGCCTGCGAATAGGGCAGATGGGGAGGAGGAGTAACCCCCCGTCACTGTGACGGTCCAGCCGCGTGACCGTAGCGTGTCGATTGCTGCCTCACCAGCAGCGGATGGTGCCGATCCGCCCGACTGGTCAAATACCCGTGTTCCGGTGGCAATGCCGGATGTGACGAGCGACACCAGAATGTTATCGATGCTGGTTTGCGTCAGTGCGGTGTTGAAGAATGCTTCGGTAAAGTCACCACCCTTTATATTGTCGAATAGCCCTGCGGGGGTTGTGGTGAGGCCAGAGCAGTTACGCCACGCTCGCTCAAATTTAATCCCTGCTGACGTGTCGATCAGAGGGAAGGATGTTAGGCTGTCGCAGTTATACCAAGCATACCTGAACTCAGTCCCTGCTGACGTGTCGATCAGAGGGAAGCTCGTCAGGCTGTCGCAGTTATACCAAACATACCTGAAATCAGTCCCTGCTGACGTGTCAATCAGAGGGAAGCTCGTCAGGCTGTCGCAGTTATACCAAGCAGCATAGAAATTAGTCCCTGCTGATGTGTCAATCAGAGGGAAGGATGTTAGGCCAGAGCAGTTACGCCAAGCCTGAAAAAAGCTAGTCCCTGCTGATGTGTCAATCAGAGGGAAGGATGTTAGGCCAGAGCAGTTACGCCAAGCAAAGCTAAAATTAGTCCCAGCTGATGTATTGATCAGAGGGAAGGATGTGAGTTCCGAAAAATCTCTCCAGTAAGACTCAAAGTCAGTCACATCCCCGTAGCTTGCAGTAGCGCCGTTTGCCACAAAGTATGCCTCAGTCGCAGCCGCTTCCCCCGCGCTCAAAGCCCCGTCGCGGATTAACTGCCCGACGATTGCATTGCCGGGGAAATACTGCCCGCCAATGTCATAAGCGCCCGCTGGAATTGTCACACCGTAGGAAGCCGTCCCTTGATCCGTGCCGAGAACCATTGTGCCAGTAAACCCGCCCGTTGGTACTGTAACGGACAGGCGATCATCAACCTTGTCCAGCGTGGCGCGGGCGGGACCAGTCTGGTATGTCGGACGCCTTGCAGCCGTGGCTTGCGCGGCGTGGTTGTCGTTGCCGGAATTGTCCAGCATCAGCCCAACAGGTTGTCCCGCCGTTGTGACGGGCGTGGTGCCATCTGAAACCTGAAACAGCGTGGACAGGTCGGATGGACCGTACCATGCACCTGCAATGCTGCCTGCGAATAGGGACGCGGGGGTGAACAAGGCTTCTTGGCCGCCGGATCGCATAGCCCCCAGCCTTGGCAACCGCAGCCCGCGAAAGGCTAGGTTACGCATCTGCATGGCTTACGGAAGCTACCGACGCAGTGTTTGCAAACGCCCAAACGCGGTTTGCTCCATCCACACCCGGCCAAAGCTGCGCAATCGTCATATCAGCAGCAAGGACATTCCCGCCACCCAATACAATTGTGCCCAGCATCGTCG